TCAAAGTATGAACATCTGGAACTTCGGAGGGCTGGCCGGATTGGCCGCCATCAGCGCCACTGCGTTGAAGGCGGCCATCAGCGGATCGATCTTCGCAGCGCCAGAGGCCTGCTTGGTGATCGTGATGGCGTTTCCTTTGGGCTCTACCCGCGCATTGCCGACGGCCCAGTTCATCAGCCGCTGTCCGGCGTGCCGCAACGTGCCGTCGGCCAGCTTCCGCTCGGTCGTCTTGATCGAACCCGACAGCTTCCAGCCCTGCGTCACTCCCATGACGCGATCCGATCCTTCGATACCGGCTTCCGCGAGGGCATCGACCATCGCGCCCACGCCGTAAGGGTCGAGCCCCACGGCGTTCAGCAGCCCAGCCTGATCGATACGCCTGGCAATCTCCACGACACCCGCGATGTCCTGGTCGAACTCCTTGCACAGCACCAGGTCGCCATCCTGCTCGAAGTCGCGCAAGGCGGAGATCTCGCCCTTGCGCCGCTCCAGCACCGACGGATTGGCCCACGCCCTGGACCACAGCAGCCACTGCCTCGTCCGCCTGTCGCGGCCAAGAACAGCCAGCCCCAACAGATCGTCGAGACCACCGCCGTCCACGCCCATGATGACGAGCTCGCTGCGCTCCAGCAGAGAATCCAGCGTCAGGGCCGGGTCGGCGGCGCGCTGCCAGTAGTCGGCTCCGGCCCATCGATCCGAGCGCAGCGCCAGGCCGATCTCGATGTTGAGATGCTGGGACGCCCAGCGGACGATCTCGCCTGCCCCCTTCAGTCTGGCCTTCTCCCACTCCTGCTCGAGCCGTTCGACCGAGACCGACCGGCCCCGATTGGGGGTCACCATCCACCACAGCTTCGGATCCTGCCACGCCGGAGGGTCGGATTGATCGTCGGCGATGTCCTCGGGGAACTCGTAGAGCACCGGGAGCATGGAGCCCCGCGCGCGACCATCCCGGATCGCCCGCGCGACCATCAGCTCCGACCTGAACGCACCCCGTGGCGGCTCGTCGGACTGGGTGGTGATGAAGATCAGAAAGCCCTCGGGGTTGGGCAGCAGCCCGCCACGCAGCTGGCCGATCAGCCGCTCGGCCGCCGGATTACGCGCGATCTCGTGCAGCTCGTCGATCAGCACTCCGGCCGGCTTCACGCCGGTCAGCACAGAGGTGTCGAACGCCTTGATCTCCAGGGTCGACTTGGTCCGCCGGTCCGTGATCTTCCGCAGATGCTCCTGCACGTGCATGCGCTTCGGCAGAAAGCCGTCGGGATCCTTGTCGATCATGCCGAGCGCCTGGCTGAAGGCGATATGAGCGAGAGAGACCGTCGGAGCAATCAGCAAGAACTCTGCCCGTGGTCGATCATTCATGAGCAGCGTCGTCTCCATCAATGCTGCGCCGTAGCTTGTCTTCGACGACTTCTTGGGCGCCAGGAGGAAGACTTCGCGGATCATCCGCTCGCGCGTTTCGCGGACCACCGAGCCGTGCAGCGCGCCGACGATCTCGCGGAACCATTCTCCTCCGGCCTGAGACAGCGGCGGCATTCCCGGAACATCGGGCAGACGGAGTTTGTTGAAGATCGCGATGGCGCGGTCGGCTCGCGCCCGGTCGAGGTTCGGCATCGATGGCAGGAGCGATTGTCCAGTCCTGATCCGTTCGCGCCAGTCGGGGACAGACAGATCCCAGGGCATCAATTGACCAGCCGGCTCCACTCGGTGCCGTCGGCAGCCGTAAGCGCTTCCGCCTCTGCCGTCGCCTTCTTGCCAAGCGGCTCGGGCTGCACTGGACGCGGCGTGTACTCGGACCAGTGAGCGCGGACACGGAGCCAGAAGATTGCTGCCTGCAGTCCCTCGCGATTGGGTTTGCAAGCCATGTTGAACAGGTTCTGCGCTACCTTGGCGGTCGCCTTGATGGCCCCGAGTTCGATCTGGTCGTGATAATGGGCGCGCAAGGTCTTGGGATCGATCCCGACCAGTCGAGCGATCTCATCCTGAGGGATGCCGAATCCAGACAGGGATTCGACCAGGTTGCGGCTCTCGTCGGTCGGGACGTGCGCCGGGCGGCCGGGGGAGCGAGTCATGGCAAGACCTCCTGAGTTGTATTCTCCGGCGCCGCCACCGCAATCCGACTGGACTTCACTCGGTCCACGGTCTCTGCAGTTGCCGCCAGGGTAGCAATCCCACCGGTAGCGCCCTGCCATCGTGCGACAATGACATCTACGTAGGCCGGGTCGAGTTCCAGCAGGCGGGCGCGCCGGCCAGCTCGTTCCGCGGCGATCATTGTGGTGCCGGAACCTCCGAATGGATCCAGTACGATGTCCCGGCTCTTAGATGAGTTCCGGATCGCGCGCTCGACCAGCGCCACGGGCTTCATCGTTGGGTGCAAGTCGTTCTTCGTCGGCCTGTCGATGAACCAGACATCGCCTTGGTCACGCGCGCCGCACCAGAAACGATCGACGCCGTCCTTCCACCCATACAGGATTGGCTCGTACTGGCGCTGGTAGTCCGATCGGCCAAGCGTGAACGTGTTCTTTGCCCAAATCACAAAGGTCGACCACTTGCCGCCGGCCTCGCGGAATGCCCGCTGCAAGGTGTCGAGTTCCGACGATGACATGGCGATATAGATCGCCCCCTTGGTAACGGCGAGAATGTGAGTGCTGGCCACCCGAAGGAACGATTCGAACTCCGAGCCGAGCGCGTCATTCAGTATCGCCCGGCCCTTGCCTCGATAGTTCACGTTGTAGGGCGGGTCGGTAAACGTCATGTCGGCCAACTCCCCGTCGAGCAACCGGTCGATGTCAGCTCTCACCGTGGCATCGCCGCAGAGCACTCGGTGCTCGCCGCAGATCCAGAGGTCGCCGGGCTGACTCACCGGCACAATCGGCGGCTCCGGCGCGTCGTCAAGGTCACCCGCTTCATCGACCAGTATCTTAGCCAGCTCGAGTTCACCGAAGCCGGTCAGGCTGAGATCAAAGCCCAGCGCCTTCAACTCGCCAACCTCGACCGGCAGCAGCTCCATGTCCCAGCCGCCGTTCAGCGCGAGCTTGTTGTCCGCGATGACATAGGCCCGCTTCTGCGCATCGCTCCAACCGCGCGCGACCATCACTGGCACCTCTGTGAGACCCAGGATCCGAGCCGCCAGTACGCGCCCGTGACCAGCTATAATTCCGTCCGCCTCATCTACGAGGATCGGCATGGTCCATCCCCACTCCCGGATCGAAGCGGCGATCTGGGCGATCTGATCCTCGCTGTGCGTCCGGGCATTCCGAGCGTAGGGCACGAGGGCTGACACCAGGCGGCGCTCGACCCTGTCAGCTGGCCAAGTGCTCGCTTCGACGTTGGCCGCCTCGGCCGTTGTCTTGCCCACTAGGGACTTCTGCGCAGTAGCAGCCACCAACCTCGGCCTCCTCCTACAGCGGCCCCGAACAGGGCCATTTTCCTGGGGTTACTACGGACGGGAAAAATTCTCCCGGTGAGCCCCACGCCGGCAGCCGGCCCCACAGGCCCCAAGGATCAGAGGCCCCCCGGCCTCCGCGCCGTTCGCTTCGCGCGCTCTGCAGCAGTCTTTGCTCCATGATGCGACATGCACATCAACATCGTGTTGCTCCGCTCCAGCGGCGCGCCGCCATCCTTCAACTCCACGATGTGGTCGACGATGGCGCCACGTTTCGTGCAGCCTTGCACCTGACATCGTCCTCGTGCCTCACGGCGCACACGATCACGAAGCGCGATCCACGCGGCCGATGAGTAGAACGGGTCTGCGACCTTCGGCGGTAACGCCGCCGTCTGCAGGCTGAGCGTCGCCACACGCGGTCGCAGCGCCTGTAATCCCATGATCGTGATGCTCGTCAGAAAGCAATTCGATGATCGGGTTGTTCGCTTGGCTCGCGCCGCGAACGAAGCGCTTATGCGGTCACCAACAACGGAGACCGACATGCGCCGCACCGCCCTCGACGCCTACATCGCCAAGAAGAACGAGATCGACACGATGCTCGCGCGCCTCACGGCGCTGAGCGACGACCACTTCAACGTGGCGCCCAACGAGGTCGACTGGGGTCACGTCGGCACCCTCGCCCACTATGCCGAACTGCTGAAGCGCATCACCGACAGCACCTTCAGGGAAGGCGAGTACGCCGAGTAGCAATCGACCACTCTCCCAGCCCCGACCGGCTCAGGCTGGCGGGGCTCCGGTCAGTAGGAGCCGCGACGGTCGCGGCCCGCTATCACGAGCAACGACCATGTCCAAGATCACCCGCAAGCAGACCACCACCAAGACCGCCAAGCGCACCACAACGAAGGCCGCCGTCAAGAAGCCCAAGGCGCCGCGCGCCGAGAGCAAGCAGGCCAGGTTGATCGAGTTGCTGCGCCGGCCCGAGGGGGTCACCATCAGTGAAATCGTGAAGGTGCTCGACTGGCAGGCCCACACGGTGCGCGGCGCGATGTCGGGTGCGCTTAAGAAGAAGCTCGGCCTCGCGATCGAGTCCGAGAAGGAGGGCGAGCGCGGGCGGGTCTACCGCATCCGCGGGTAGCGCCTCTCGCTCACCAAGCCGGCGGCTGCGCCGAGCGCGTGGTCGCCGGTTTGTCGTTCATGTTATCGGTGATGCCCGCCGCGCGCGCCTCTCGCGACCATGGCAAGAAATCTACCCTGTCCGGCCGAATCCGTCTGCGCGAAAAGTGTCTGCAATAGCAGTTTCAGAAAATGGCGCCCTTACCCCACCAACGACGGGCGATTCGCGCCGAGCTCGATGATACCCGTGGCTTCCTCAACGGAAAGCACTGCGCCACGCAAGCCCTGGACGTTCCAAAGCCCAGACCTCCTCATCAGCTCCGAACTGGGATGAGCCCTACCTAGCCAACCCTCCGAAGGGCCACAATCACGGCAATTAAAGACCGTCGATAGAAGTCGTTGCTCGTAGAGGAGCCGGTCGGCTTGCTTATCGAACTGCAGCACACAGAACGAAAAGCTATTAACCATGTATTGGGTCACTTGGTTCTCGACGTCCTTCAACCTGTCCTTGTCGAGCGTGTGGGCAAAGGCGGTGCGAGCGGCTCTGGTGGTCAGGTCGAGTTGCCACTGAGCCAGGAACGGGTCAGCAGCCAACAAGCACCGGCCAATATGCTTTCGAAAAATGCTCCGGTCCTTGTTGGGCGTGTAGAGATGCTCACGAATCCGAACAGCAAGATTATCTTGTCCGGTGTGAGTACCGATCCGCACGATACGTTCTACGTCGTGTCCCACCTCGCCTTTCTCGAAGAGGACATAGATCCCGTTCTTTGGCACAGAGCTCAAATCTTCGCGCCTGAAACGCGGCAGGTGCGTAAGCGCATGATGCAGAAAATGACATGCATCACTCATGGCAGGTGGTGGTCCAACCACTGCAACTGCCTGCCGAAGCTCAGCCCTTCCATGGGAATCGAACAATGCCTCAGATGCGGTACAAGGCCCTTACGATACGGCAGACCCGCCAGGAGCACGAACTCGTCTTGGTCAAGATCGCAATGCTCTCGCAACCGAGCTAGAACGTCCTTCGCCCATTCTTGCCTGTCGGCATTCGACATATTCTTCAGGGTTTTTTCGTACGGGTCGATAACGGTGTCCGTGCTCAGAAGCCCATACTTGGCAGAGAGAATGAAGATCTCTCTTGGCTTGAGGGTGTCTGCGTAGGCCACCATCTTCCGAAAAAGAGGGCTGGTATACATGTCCCGTGCCGTAGAAGCGTGTCGGCGCTTTGACTTGACGCAAGACACCAAGACTATCGTGCTCATCAATTCCCGATCTCTCATGGTCCGGCACCCTACGCGGGGCTCCGCTGGCCCGCCACTGCCGCACCTCATCCTTTGCAAGGCTCGTCCGCCAATAGTTGAGTTAGCCTGCGCTTCGAGCCAAGGCAATCAACCGCCGCCTGCCAATGTGTTTTACCCGGTCCCGGCCGTTGAGCCGGCACACGATGACGCAGAGCGCGTAAAGCCAGTGCTCGTGCGCGGCGGCCCGGGCCAAGCCGACTTCCCAGCAGATCTCCTTCCACCGCTTCCCACTGGCCCGCAGCCACGCGATCTTGGCGTCGATCGGCTCGAGCCATGGCATCCAGCCGAGCGTCGCCTCCATACGGCTGATGGCAGCGGCCGACGGCGGTGGCAGGCGTATCGGCTCCGGCGTCTGGCCCACGAGGTCGCTGAACTCGACGAACATCTGCGGCCAAGTGCTGAAGTAACCCTGCCCCCGTTGCGCGGGAAGCCGCCGCAGGACTGCAGCTGCCTCGATCAACCGCTCCTCGACCATCTCTGGCGTCCAGTCAGCCATGCCGAGTCTCCTGTCGCTTCGGCCTGTTGCCGTAAAGCTTCTCGCCGAGCTGGCGGATCAGCTCGCGCTCGAGCCAAGTCAGACGTTCGTCGTCGGCATCGACGACCAGCACGCGCTGCGCCTGCCAACCCTGTCGCTTGATGTCCTCGGGCGGCTGGCGCTCGCCGCCGAAGCCTCGGGGTGCCCACCTCATCGCGTCACCTCGTTCAGCAGCGCGGCGTAGCCGATGACGTCGACCATGCTGTCCTGGTGGCCGGGATCCCGCTGCAGCCGAGCCAGCTTGAGGTCCAGCATGCACAGCACGACCTGCGCTGGGGTGACCGGGTGCCCGAGCGTGACGGACCAGCGGGTGGCGATGGCCGCCATGTTCTGGCGCGGCTCGCCGTAGGTCTTGCTGCGGTCAGCCAAGACGTCGGCCGCGCGCGCGAGGATGGTCTCCGCACTCATCGCACGCCTCCCCGGGTCTCCAGGGCCCACAGCAGGATGGCGATGGCATCGGCCTCGTTGTCGTCGGCCGGGTGGTAGCCGCGGGCACGGACCGCTCCGATCATGGCCGCCTTGTCGGCGTTGCCGCGGCCGGTGACATGCCGCTTAATCGTGCCGACGGGGACACCCTGGTAGGCGATCGACCGCTGCTCGCACCACGCGGTCAGCGTCGCCAGCAAACCGCCATGCACATGTGCCGCATCGGTGCTGAGATGCCGGCGCACCTCCTCGAAGTGGATGGCCGCGATACCGGCCGTGTCCTCGGCGATGCCTTCCAGCCAGGCCCGGAATCGCAGGTACCGGATCCCGCCGCCATCGTAGCGACTGGGCCGGAACGAGACAGTGCCACTCACGATGCCGCCGTCGGGCAGCGCCATGGCCCAGCCGGTCGTGGTACCGAGGTCGAGGGCCAACAGGCCCCGCCCGGCCAGTCGGGGTGGGTGCGCCGACAGCGGTCTTGCGCCGCCGGCATGAGGGGTCACAGTCGTCTCAGCCATGATGATCTCCGTCGAGGGGGTGGTCGTGGTCAGGGCGGCGACGGAGCGGTTCTTGGCGGAGCTCTCCGTCGTCGTCCGGCTTGGGCGATGGGCATACCGGCGGCCCGGTGGCGTGCGGGCGGCGCATCACGGCACGCCATCCAGCCAGGCGGGGGGATCGGACATCGGCGAACGTTCTTCCAAACGTTCACCGCCACGTTCACCGGAGTAAGCCTTTGATATTGTTGGGTCTGGTGAACGTGGTGAACGTCGTGAACGTTTTTCGGTGTCCTCACTCACACGCGCGTGCGCGCGCGCACGTGTAAGGGTTGGAAAACGTTCACGACGTTCACGACGTTCACGAGCGGAGTCCAAGCCATTGATTTCGCTCGACATGTTTTCGTGAACGTTTGAATCACCACGTTCACCAACTTCTCCAACGTTCACGAGATCGACCGATTCCGGTGAACGTCGTGAACGTTTACCCCTGCCTATTTCTTCACCAACGCCCAAACGCCAGCGCTGCGCGCCCTGGTAAGTGCCGCAGGTCTCTATGCGGACCATCATCGTTCCAACCTCGAAAATGCGGTCGCGCATCCGCCCAAGTGCTTTGCCAAGCCGGGTGCGCTGTGCACGGTCGTTGCCCGATCCCAGCGGCAGCGGCGGCTCACAGTTGGCGGCAAGATCGAAGAGGTCCCCTGTCCCGACTTCCGCCGTCCCGAACCGGTCCCACCATGCCGACACGAAGCCACGCCAGGCACCGCCCTCGCTGTCGGAGGCCTCCATCATCTCGTCGAGATTGCTCAGGAAACCCTCGATACCGGCCACCTCGAGCACGCCGCCCATGATCTGCGCCCAGGTCTCGTAGCTGCCGATGCTGCGTTGGCCGGACGGACGACCGGCGGCGATCCAGGCACGGCAGAGGGTGAGACAAGCAGCGACGAGACGCGCGCGATTGGCGCGGACCCAGACCATGAGATCAGGATGACGAAAGCCGGTGCGCAGCCCCGGGCTTGCGACCCCGGCATCGAGCCTGATGCGCACCAGGCGGCGCGCTATCTCGTTGGAGAAGGTCGGGTTGTTGCCGGTGGCGACCCACAGGCAGCGGATCGGCAGGCGGGTGATCTCGGAGACGCCGAGGACGCGGTCCTCCCAGAAGGGTGCGGTCAGCGCGGCAGCCAGGGCGGACGCATCGAGCTGGCGCTTCAGGTTGTCGATCAGCACCAACGTCGGGATTTGCCGCAGCTTCGCAGTGATGCGCTTGCGCCACTCCTCCTCGTCGGTGCCCTCGGTCATCGCGCCCACGCCCGAGCCGGTGAGAATAGTGGCGATCGCGTCGACCATGAGCGTGGCGCCGGTGCCGGGGGTCGGCTTCTCGATCAGGTGGAGCGGTGTCGGCCCGTCGACCATGGCCCGCAGGAAGCCCAGCAGCAGGAGCGCCACGGCATGGGCCCGCTCGGCCGCAGAGGTGAACGGGAACTCGCCCAGGAGGTCGTCCACGATCAGAGCGCGGGCGGCAGAGATCTCCACGGCGGTTGGCCGTTCGGGGATCAGCGATACCTGGAACCCGGGCACCGGCTGATAGAGGAGCCGTGCATCGGCGTGATAGCCCGGCTCGGTGAGCAGCATGCCGGCGCGGCCGAATACCGGCGTGGTGACGATGCCGGCCAGCACCGGCAGGGCGGGGTCGGGCGTCGCCAGCAACGACTTCACCTGCGACATCGGCGGATGCGCCGGCACGATGTCGCCTCGACTGTCCTGGCGCCGCCAATTGGCGAGCCTCGCCAGCACATGGCGCAGGCGTTCGTCGGTGATCGGCGCCACCATGGGCCGGCCTTCGTCGTCGGGCACGACCCAGCTGGGCAGGCCGCCGGCGCGGAACAGCCACGGCGTGCGGTTGGACGCCAGCAGAACGCTCCAGGCGCGATCGACGGCCCGGGCGAGGTCACCCTCGTCGGCGCGGAGTGTCGGTAGCCGCTCGGAGGGTTCGGCAAAGCCGACCGGGAGATGGCGACCGGTGGCATCGGGTGCGTGGCTCCGCTCCACTTCCTCCTTCGTCGTGAATGCCGCATCGACGATCCTGGCGACGGCCTCGGGCCCCTCTCGCAGCAGCACATCGTTGAAGTCGGAGTCCGGATCGGGCGGGAGCGCGATCACGACCCGTCGGCCCTCGCCGCGCAAACGTTGGGCCGCGGCTTCGGCGGCGCGCATGCCGGCGCCGGAGGAATCGTGATCGGCGAGAATGACGATGCGGTGGGCCTGTGGCGGCAGTTGCACCTGCTCCAAGCCCGCCGTCGACAGGGTGGCCCACACCGGGAGGCTTGCGCAGGCGGTCATGACCGCGAGGCCGCTCTCGATGCCCTCGCAGAGCCCAAGGGCGGCATCAGGATTGATCGCGGCGAGCCGCACGGCACCGCCGGCCACCTTGCCCAGCATCATGCGCGGCTTCGGGACGGGCGCCTTCGTCACCCTGGTCGGATCTTCGGCGTCCACCTCCAGGTACGTTCGGTGAAGCGCCACCGGCGCGCCCGTGAGATTGCGCACCACGCCGACCATCGCTGGGTAGCCCCGCTTCGACTCCCAGTGCGTCAGGTCCGGGTGGGCAAGCAGATCATGAGGGGTGAGACCCGCGAGGCCCCTTCCCGCCAAGTAGTCTGCGGCTGGACTGCCGGCCACCGCAACCGTGTGCTCCAGGATAAAGGCGATCTCCCGAGACGGATCGCGCTCGGGCTTCGCTGCAACCGGGGCGGGCTCCACGCGAGCAGGTGCGCACGGCAGCCAGCCCACCAGGTCCGCCGCGTAGGCGAACAGGTCGCGGCCACTGAGCTTCTCTGCCTCCTCCAATGCGCTGAGCGGTCCGCCACCCTGCCCGCCGTCGAACTCGTGCCAGTCGCCGGCCCGATCGCCCGTCAGCGCGATGACGCAGGAGCCGTTCCGGCGCGGAACAGCACCCCCGATGTTGGCCAGCCGCCATTCGTCGCCAACCCGGCGGCCTTTGGGGAAGTGCCGCGGCACCCAGCTCTCGGCGGTAGCACGCAGCCGCGCCACGATTGCCTCGAGGTCGTAGTGGACCGGCGGCTCGGGGACATAGGGAACGCCGTTCAGGTCAATCAAGAAGCACCAGCCCGCGCTCGGCGCGCGTGATGGCGGTGTAGAGCCAGCGGCTGCGATCCTCCGCCGTCCGCCCCAGACCGTCGTCGTAGACGATGACGTTGGGCCATTGAGAGCCCTGCGCCTTGTGGCAGGTGATGGCGTAGCCCCAGACCGTCTCGATCAGGGTGCGCATGTCGCGCCAGTCACGGCGAGCCCGCTCGGGGTCGAGCACGATGTGGTCGTCATAATGGCCCTTGTAGAACCGGTGGCGGCCCGCGACGGTCGTGCCGTCCTCGGTCGACAGGGTGGCGCTGAACGACAGCCGGTCGATGTCGTGGATGTCGTCGAGCGTGACGAACATGCCGTTCACCAAGCCAAGGTCGTGGCGGTTCCTGAGACAGATGATCTTCTCGCCACAGCCTTGCGGGTGAACGCCATCGAGGCCCTCGGCCCGCATCATGGCGCGGTTGAGGTGGAGGCGGGTCGCATTGCGGCCGCAGATGACCTGCCCACCGCGCAGCAGCTGATCCGGCGCCACCTCGCTCCGGCGCATCTTCCACACATGGTCGTCGTGCGAGCCGTAAGGGATCGGCTCCCCCTGCCGGGCAAGGGTCGCGAGCCTCAGGATTGCGCTCTCCTCCGCCTGGCGATGGACCTCGGTCAGCATCACGTCGGGGGCGGCGTCGGTGAACGCGCCCGCGCCCTTGATCGGCGGCAGCTGGCCGGGGTCGCCCAGAACCAGGATCGGCGTGCCGAAGGCCAGCAGGTCGGCCGCCATCTCTGGCCCCACCATGGACACCTCGTCGAGCACGATCAGTTCGGCATCGCGCACCAGCGACTTCTCGTTCAGCAGGAACTGCGGCTTGTGAATGTCGGCAAGACGCAGCTGCAGCCGGCGGATCTGCGTCTCGGCGAAGGCCCGCTCCGCCGGTGGCATCCGGTGCACGGTCCGCTGCAGGTCGAACAGCTCCTTCTCGACGCGGGCGATCTCCTCCGGCGTTGCTTCCGAGACCCGGTAGATCAGGCTGTGGATGGTCGAAGCCGGCGTGCCCTTGCGGGTCATCACCAGGGCTGCCTTGCCGGTGAAGGCCGCAAACAGCACGCCGCCGTCACAGTCATGACGATTCATGGGCTCGAGGCCCAGTTCCTCGATCACGTACCGGGTGATCGTGCTCTTGCCCGTGCCGGCGAAGCCGAACATCCGGAACACCTGCTGCGTGCGGCGGGGATTGCGATGCCACGCAACGATTTTGCGGATTGCCGCTTCCTGCTGCGGCGAAGCCGTGAAGCTCATCGCGCGCCCTGCCAGCAGCGCTGCGCGTAGGCGCACCAGCGACAGAAGTAGAAGTCGGGACTGGCGGCGATCCGGGGCGGCAGCTCGCCGGCTTCGGCGGCCCGGATCACGTCGACGGCCTTGTCGGACAGCGCCTGGGCGGCCCGCGGGTCCAGGGCCACGAGTTCGTGGTGGAGTTCCTGGCTGTCCTTGTTCAGCACCGTGAACAGCGCGGCCCGCAGGTCCATGTAGGCCATGTAGATCTGCAGCTGCGCGTAGTAGACAGGCTTGGACAGCTGAACCCCGCGCCGCACGGTGTCGGACCAGGACTTGCTGTTGAGCGCCTTGTGCTCCCACAGGAGCGGCCAGCTAGCGCCGATGTCGGGACCGGCGACGATGACACCGTCGATGTGACCCCGGATACGGCCGTTGGCGGTCACGAAGCCGAACTGCTCGCCATCGGACCGGTGAGTGCGCAGGTCGAAGCCGGCGGCCCGCAGCCATTGCACCGACAGCGTCTCGAACTGGTGGCCCGCGTCGAAGATCCTGAGCGTTCGCCCGTCGAACCCCTTTCCGGCATCGACGGCCGCATGGGC